GCAGTTGGTGCTTGAACCTGAACTACAGGTGGGTTGGTACTACTATAACCTTGACCACCTTCTAATAGAGATATTGTCTTAATACCATTAACAAGAGCAGTTGCAGAACCACCACTACCATTTTCAGTATTAATAGAAATTTGTGGAGGATATTCAGACTTATATCCAGAACCATTTTTACTGATAGAAATATCAGTTAGTTCTCCAGAGTCACTAATACGTGCATAACCTACTGCACCAGCACCAAAAGAAGGAATAGGTGCTTCAATAGAATACAATGAAAGGAATCTACCGTTTAATGGAGCAGTTAAGAATATAAACTGATCACCATCAAGGAAAAAGTCTACTTTTGGAGTTAATAGGCGATTATCATAAATTGCAAGAACATATTCATCAGCAACAGGTTCATATCTTGCACCACTTCTAGTAATAGTAAATTGTCTCTTACTCTCACCAAAACTACCAGAAATATTATCTAAAGGAACGATTGTATTCTCATTAAAACCATTCAAATAGGTAATATATGTGGAAGAAGCATCATCAGCAGGAATTCTTGTTCTAGGAGCAGTCGTAAATATAATATTTGTTCCTTCAACAGTATAATCTACACCAGGAATTAAAACCTTACCATAAACACTAACAATTAAGTGCTGTACAGAAGGTGGAGCAATAGGATTATCTTGAGATGTTAAAGGGAATATCTTAGTAGTATCATCAAAACTTAAAAGAGGACTTGCTAGGTTAATCCACTTTAATTTAACTTGATCATAAGAAACACCTGGACTTAGAGCAATATTAGGACCAGGAACCGCTTTTTCATAATAAACTACTTCATCACCTATAAGAACAGATCCATCATTATCAAGGAACTGGTCAATACTTTCAACAACTATCGAATCATCCGTTGCACTTATCGCTTCTACTACCTTTGTTGCACCATCTAATATACTGATATCCAATTTATCAATATCCAAATAACCAAGAAAGTTATTAAGAATATTTTGACCTAAACCTGTCTTTTCTTGAGATTGATAGTAATATTCAAGAAATTTGGTAAAGAGAGGATAATCGTTCTCTACAAATTCGGGAGTCTGCCTAGCGACTGCCTGTGATACCTTATTGATACTTGTCATCTAATGCTCTAATTATGATGAACTGGATGTGACTGCAACCGTTGATGGTGTTTGATCAAAGATTGTTGGTGTCAAACTATTTAGTGGTATAGTGGGAGGTGGTGTAGTTCCAATTGCAGCAACTGTTATCTCTGGAAGAACAATATTAATAATAGTTCCTGGTGTAGAAGCAGGAATACTGCTAGAGTTTGCTGGGATAAACTGAACAGGAATTTGCAATCCAGTAGGAAGAAGTGACGCATCCGTGACACTACCAACACCTGAAGTAGAATCAGTAACTGTAACAGCAGTTGTAGATACGTTAGATCCAGATCCAATTATATTAACTGGTCCAAAAGCAATTGTTCCAGTGTCATAATTTACTGTACCCGCACTAGTATTAGTGTAAACCTTTCTAGTTCCAGTATTATAGAAGGTTTTTAATTTACCAAAACCATCATCCTCAAATTGTTGATCAATACCTGGTCTATCTGAAGTTCTAAAAGTTCCAGACAATAGAATAGGTTCCTTAGTTGTCGTAGTTGTTGTAGAATCAGTTGAACTAGGAGCACTATTATAAAGTGCTGATCCCGTAGAAATAGTATATGTGTTGGTTGAATTGGTAATTGGATTGATGTACCTTAAAATTGTAGTCTGAAGTGACACATCAGTTACGCATCTATCTGCTAATGTAACCGCCTTTTCAAACTCTTGTGATCTAAAGGTTGAATTAAAATTGTTTATCTGCGTTTGTCCAGCCCAACTAGTGATAGCTGTTGATACATTAGTCTTAATTGTTGATGTATCAGATCCGCATCCAGTATCATAAGTAACAAAAACTTTCGGATATATGTAGATATTATCTGGATCAATGACTACAGGGTCAATAGATGCCATTGCATAGTTTCTAAGTGACGCAGCAATAGTCTTTTTCGTCTGATCATTAAGTAACGATCCCGTTTTTGTTCTAATAGCAATGTATACTTTTCCGTAAATAGGTGGTGTTAATGAATCTCCTCCATATGCAACTACAGAATCTGCATTATCATATACTTTTTTAGTAATTAATGCGTAATCTTGTGCGGTAACTGCTCTATATTGAGAAGAATAATACCGTGGAGCATTGTATTTAATAGATTCAACTGACTCAGCATCCGCACCAAGTTGAGATTTACTAACTATGGTTAGCGTAGCATCTGAAGAAGTGTATGATGCCTCTAAAGAATCGCTAAGTTGACCAATAAATGAGAGCTTATTGATATCATTTGCTTCAGAACCATCCGTTACTAAGTACTCTAAAGTTACAACTTCACCATCTTTTAACGCACGCCCTATACTATCATCACCAAATTTAATCTCATAACGCATATCCTCTCCTTCAGAAAGGAAGAATACCCTAGATGTAGCGGTAAGATTGGTTACAGTATCTACTCTATTATATAAATCTGATGTTGTGGAAGATTCGTTTGCCTTTACCCTAACAGTTAAAGTGCTTATATCGCAGTTAGGAGAAGGAATTACATAAGTTTGTTGTTGGAAAGTATTGACAATATAAGAGAAAGATACAATAGATCCCTGCTTACATACAAGATTGTTTAAATTCGCTATTCCTGTAACAGAATCAACAGATGCTGTAGTAGGTGCAGTAACGTTAAAGAAGTATTTTCCACCTGAAAGAACTGGTCCTTTCGCAAGAGTAATAGTACTTGGATAAGAATTACTCGTTTGCTTAGTTTGAATCGTTAAATTTACCGTTGCTTGTGATGCAATAATAGAACGTGGAACATAATTTAGTAGTTTTGCAATATTTACTACGTTATCACGAACAGTAGCGGAAGGTAAAAACGCCTCATTCAATGACATATTGGCATTAAATGCGGTATAGTACGTATTATAAGCTAAAACATCTATTAAGTATGATAAAGCTGCACCATCAAAATCATAATCAGTAAATTCCTCCCTGGTCCGTAAATAGGACTTAATAGAAGCTTTTACATCAGTAAAATCTAATGCTGTAAGATTATTTGGTTGCATTACTCAGGTCTCTTTAATACGAAATCGACTTCTTCAACAATAGGTTGTCCGACAATGCGATATTCTACAGTAACATCGAATTTGTTATAGATTTCAACTGTATTGACAGTAACATCTATAAGACTAACTCTAGGCTCATATTGATTAATAGTATTTATGATCTCATCCCTAACTGCGTCAGCTGTCATAGGGTCTAAGGGTTCAAATAAAAGGGTAAAGACTTCGCACCCAACATCAGGTTGCATTAATCTCTCGCCTTTTTGTGTAAGTATTAAATTCCTTATTGATTGCTTAATAGAATTTTCGTTCTTAACAATACCAGTATCCTTAGTAACTGTATTACGACGAAATCCCATAGCAATATCTTTAAATGCACGGGATAAATTAGTTTTAGTTCCTGAAACTTCTTTTAATGCCATTATACAGTATAAAAGGTGTACTTAAGAAACAATTCTTCCATAGGAACAATCGATCTAATCACTCGAACATAATAACGGTTATCTATCATATATTTTTCACAATTTGGAGTGTCAGAGTGGTTTATAAACCCTCCTAACGGTGTCCTAATGATCTCATCACCAATTATAAGGTGTGACATGCCTAGATCAGTACCTATCTCTAGTGCTTTATTGGTAAATATACCTTGGCCAGCAACTTGACTAGAATTAATGAATAATCCATTTGGTAAAGCCTGATATGTCACTTAATACATAACAACTAATTATATTTAGTCGGTTTTCCTAACTGCATTTACGCTTATGACTAGTCTATCAGTACTATTATTCTTTTCATACATCGATCCATGCTTTAACCATGATGGAAATATCACTAAATCTCCTGATTCTGGTTCAAAATGCCAATATTCATATAAACTCTCATTTCTTCCTTTTTCATCCAACCTATAATTAAACTCTATATGAGGATTTGGATTTTCAAAATATAATTTACTACAATTCTTAGGTGCATTAACAAATAATGCAGCAGATATTACACTAAAGGGGTGATTATGTTGTCTCAAGACACTCCCTTCAGATTGGAGGTTAAACCAACTATTAGTCAAAGTTACTGGTTGTATGC